TGCTTGTGGTCCGCGAGGACTTTCTTCGCCTTCTCGTCGAGCGCGTCGTACTCGGTACCCCAGCCGTGCATCGCGGGAATCACACCGGTTCGGATCCCGCCTTCGATCTCCCGCAGGCGGGCGAGCGATCCCGCGAACGGCCGATCGTCAAACGTCCGCGACATGTCGACGAGCCGCTTGAGGGCCTGTGTCGTCTCGCCGGCGACCCCGGTCTCGACCTTGAGCACGTCGGCCGCGATCTTGGTGCTCTCCGCGACGGCCTTCACCTGGACCTCGGTCAGCCCGTAGGCCGTGGCCAACGTCTTCTGGCTGATGCCGGCCTTGAGATAGAACTTGATCGCCTCGGCGACCGTCCCGTCGACGGTGTTGAGCACGTCGCCGAATTTCGAGGTCGCGCCCTTGAGCTCGTCCGTCGCGGCCTGCCATTTTTTGAGGGCTGCGGCCGCCTCTTTCGCGGCGGCTTCCATTTCCTTCGTGACGCTCTTAATGCTCGACGCGACAGTCCCGAGTCCCGCGCCGGTCGCCGCCAGTTGTGCAGGGTCGGCGATCACGAGCGGCTTATTGCGAATCGCCTCCATCTTCTGCCGGAGGGCTTCGAGGGTCGCAACATACTTCGCGGTCGCCGCGTCGACGTCGCCCTGGGCGGCACTCTCAGCCTGCAGCGCCTTGCCCCGGGCGACCATCCGCTCCATGATCATCTGGAGTTCGGCGTCGATCCGTTGGACGCTCTCGGTGGCCCCGGGCAAGTGCAACACCGCGCCGAGCTCTGCGACCGCGCTCGCGAGCGACTTGAACACGAGCACATCGCCGTCGATGACCTGCGCGATATTCCCGTACAGCTTCTCGACGGCGTACCACTCCTTCACGAGGAAGCCGGCCGACGTGACCCCGACTTCCGCCAGGCCGACGATCGCGATCGCCGCGTCATCCACGCGGGCGGCGATCTGCTTGATCGCCTCCTCCTGCGTGCCGCCAAACGTGTCGATGAGACTCTTGCGTAATTCGACGAGCCCGCCCATCAGCACGTCGGACGTCGCGATCGTCTTCCCGAGGTTCTCCGTGAAGTTCTGCCAGGACACGTTCGCCTGGTCGACGAGTTCGTCCAGGCCGTCGGTCTGCTCACCCAGGCGCTCTGTGGCCTTGGTCACCGACTCCAGAATCGCCGCGCGTGCCGCTTCGAGCTTGCCTTCGTCCGAGAGGTTGTCGCGACTCGTCCCGAGCGAGGCGGCGTACTTGATCTCTGCGGCTTCCAGGTCGATCTTGCCGGTCAGGAGCGCGAGCGCCCGGGTGCGCCCGGTGAGCATCGCGTCGTTCATCGTGTTGAGGCCGTCCGCGACGCTGCCGCCGGTGGCCTGCGCCAGGGCGAAGGCGCCTTTCGCCAACGTCCCGAACTGCGCGTCGGTGAGGGTGAGCCCGGCCGCGAGGTCCTTCGTCACCGTCTTCATCAGTTCGAAGTCGGTGATCGTGTTGTGCGTCCCGCTGCGCAGCGTGGTCAGGAGCGTGGTGCCCAGGATCCCCACCTGCGCCGTGAGCTTGGTGAAGTTCTCTTCGACGTCGGCGACCTGCGCGCCTTTGAGAATGATCGCGCCGAAGTTGGAGACAACGCCGGTCAGCGCATGGAAGGCGGCCTGCGTCGCGTTGAGGACGGCTTGCCCGGAGATGAAGCCGGCCATCGTGCCGAGGAAGGTCGTGCCGAGCGTGCTGACCGCGCCCTGGGCCGACTTCGCGCTATCGGCAAGGGCCTGCAGCTTCGCCGGCACCTCGACGCCCATCGCCTTCATCTTCTCGGCGGCTTCGGCGGCTTTCTTCCCGACGGTCTCGAGCTCGGTCGCGGTAAGTTTCGACTTGCCCCCGATGCGCTCGACAGCTTCCGCCATCAAGGTGGCGTCAGAGATCAGCTTCCGCCCCGAGAAGTTGTCGACCATCCGGTTCAGCGACTTCTCGACGGCCGCCGAGCCCGACGCGAAGTCTTTCAGCTTCGCTTCGGCTTTGCCGACGGCGTCGTTAAACGACGAGAAGTCCGCTTTGAATGTGCCGGTGATCGCCATGTCGGGTTACCAGTCCTCCTCTTTGTCCGGATCGGGGGCGGCGTCGCGCTTGTTCACGTGGTTGATCTCGTCAATCAGCACGGCGCGCACATCGCGGTCGAGCGCCTGCACATACTCGAGCGTCCAGCCCATGAACTTACAGATGGCGAGGTCGCTGACTAAGCGGCCACGCCAGCCGGGTCGTTTTTTCGGGCGGTCGCTTCGGCCTCGCTCTTCTCTTCGTGCGCTTCGATCGCATCGGCGATCGCTTTGAAGACGGGGAGCTCCAGCGCCCGCAACGCATCGGCGGTGATCGGTACCGGGGCGCCGTTATCCGTCAGCGACCAGCCGACGAGATACGCCAGCACCTTGACGCGCCGCACGCGTGACGGGTGAAAGCGGTTCTCGGCGTCGTACCACGCTTCGAACATCGCCTCGTATTCCCCGGCGTTCAGCCGGTGCCGCACGTCGATCCACTGCGCCCCGTCGACCGTCTCGACCGGGAGCCGATCGACCTTCGCTTCGACAAACAGACTCACACGTCCTCCTTGGGGTTATTGTTCCGGCGGCCCGAGCCGGGCGCGCACCTGCCGCCCGACGACGTCGAGCGACTCCACGCCCCAGCACCACATCCCCTCCCCGGACTCCCGCGGGCCGGTGAAGAGGATGGGGCGCTGACGGATCTGAAACGCATCGACCTGCGTGCACGTCGCCGTGAGGATCCAGGTGCCTTCGCCGCCCTTGCGGATGGCCCAGGGTCCGAGCGTCGCGGCGGTGTGATAGCTCCAGAGGAGGGCGCCGGCCGTCCCCCGGATCTTGACGGAATGAAACGAGCCGTCCCACATCGCGACGGGTTATGGCGCCTCGGTAAAGGCCCCTGCGGCGGTCCAGGCGAAGGACACGGCCGGCGCGCCGTCGACCGACACGTCAATGTCGGCGGACAGGTAGGCGAGGCCACTCCAGAAGAACGTGGACTCGACGGAGCTCGGCACGAGCTTCAACCGGCCCGGCGTGGTCGCGGCCGACGCCGTGAACAGCACGACGTTGGTGCTGTTCCAGAAGCCGTCGCCGCTGCCGCTGATGTCGGGCAGCCCGGGGACCTTCACCTTGTTGGTATCACCGAAGCAGGTGACGTCGATGTAGTCCGTCTTGAAGCTGGCCTTCCAGTTCTTGAGCGACACGAGCGCGGCGAAGGTGGTGCTGCCGGTGGGATCGTAGAGGACTTGTCCGTTGCGTCCACTGAGAATGGCCATGATGTTCTGCCCCTTTTAACTGCCTGTGTCGCCCTATGGGTTCGGTGCCGTCGGTCGTCGCGTCAGTCGTCGTGCTTCTCACTCGCGGAGAGCCAGTCCTGCAGATCCACGGCCTCGCGTGCCACGCGCGGGATCCAGGGGGTGGTATCGACGTATTTCTGCAGCAGGTCGAAGTCTTCCTGGCTGATCGTCAGCGTGCCCACGTCGGCGTTCAGCAGGCGCCGGTCCGGGTCCCCGTCCGTCGTGAGGTGCGAGACGGCGTCCAAGGCGTCGAGCAGGCGCGCTTCCTTGCGGAGCGTGGCGCGCACGCGCTCGCCTTTGCCGTCGCCGCCGGACAAGAGGGCCGTGCGCAGCAGATCGAACCGCTTCGCCGCTTTGTCGCCGGTGAGATCCAGTACTCGGGTCATCCGTCTCCTTCTCTGTGCCCAGCCCACTACGTGACGGTGAGGTTCGCGGCGATGTCGGCGATGCGCGCCGCTTGGGCCGTGGTCACGACCGCGGGAATTTCTGACGCTTGCAGGAGTCCCAGCCAGTAATTGACCACGTCGGTTTTCATCAGCGCGAGCTTCTGCGGGACCGTCATCGCCGAGACGTCGACGCCGCGCTGCTGCGCGACGGCCGCAACGAGGCGGGTGACTTGCGCGTCGGGAATCGTGATCGACAGGACAGCCATAACTCCTCTAAATGATGCAAGGGACCCGATACGCCTGGCCGCCCGAGTCGTAGAGCACGATCGAGGCGTTGGTCGTCCCCGCCAGCACGCCGGCGGTTAAGCCCGTCACCGCGGCATTCGAGAGCTGCACGCCGCCGCCGAAGACGATGTTGCCCGACGTGATCGGGACCGTGATCGCGGCGGTCGGTGAGGCTTCGGCCGCGCCATAGTCCCAACTCGCGACGCGCGCCGTGCCGGTGGAACTGCCTTTGACCGCGCCCATGCGGAATTGATTGGCGGTGGTGATCCAGTCCTGCTTCCACCACTCCCCGGCGGTGTCGACGGTGGTGAAGGTGTTATAGAGGCGGAACTTTTGGGCCGTCGTGGCGTTGCGCAGTGCCAGGGTGGCGGCCGCATCGCGGTAGAGAAACAGATCGGCCCCGCTCCCGTTGGCGTTGGTCGTGGACGTGCCCCACGCGTACGAGCCGCCCCAGGTGGTCGAAAAGCCCCGCACCGAGGAGCGATTGATCGCGGCGAGGATTGTGCCGTTCGTGACGAAGACCGACTCGCCCAGGATCTCTAAGTAGGCGGCGACGGTGCCGCCTCCTTGCAGCGCCAGCCCGCCATTGGTGGACGCGGCGCTGATGATCGTGCCGTCCTTGCGGACATTCAGCTTCGACGCCGCCCCGACCTGGAGATCGAGCAGCAGCGACGCGGTCGCACTGGCCGTGCTCGTGACGTTCAGTTTCGCGGCCGTGAACGTCGTGCCGCTCGCGTTCCAGGTCTGCGTCGCGGTCAGGACGGGGAACGAGGTCACCTGTGTCGCGCCGGTCAGCGTCAACGCCGATGCGCCCACCGCTTCTGTCAGGACCAGACTCGTGCCCGCCGCCACACCGAGCACGGGCGTCACCAGCGTCGGGGAGGTATTCATCACGAACGTGGTGCCCGTGCCGGTCTGCGCGGCAATCGCCGTGGCGTTCCCCGCGCTCGTGATCGGCCCCGTCAGGTTCGCGTTGGTCGTGACGGTGCCCGCCGTCAGCCCGGCCGCCGTGCCCGTGAGATTGGTCGCCACGCCCGACGTCGGCGTGCCGAGCAGCGGCGTCACGAGGGTGGGAGAGGTCGCCAGCACCGGCGTCCCGGTGCCCGTCGGCGTCGCCCACGAGACGTCCGTGCCGTCCGATTGCAGAACCTTCCCCACGGTCCCGATCGCGAGCGCACTCCACTTCGGCGTGCTGTTGCCGAGGATGAGGGACCCACGTGCGACGGCCGCGGCGAGCGTGTCGCTGTGCGTGGCCGAGAGCAACGCGTGCGCGGTGACGCTGGTGAGGTAGCCGACGCCCGCAACCGCGGCTAAGGTCGTGAAGCTGCTGTCATTCGTCCACTGACTGATATTCCCGGTCTTGTTGGTAAAGGCCGTCGCACTGGTGGCGGTGGCGTAGCCCACACCTGCGACCGCCGCCAGCGTGGTGAAACTGCTGTCGTTCGTCCACTGGGAAATGGCGCCGGTCTTATTCGTGAAGGCCGTGGCACTCGTCGCCGTCGCGTAGCCGACGCCCGCGACCGCGGCCAGCGTCGTGTAACTCGCGTCGTTGGTCCACTGGCTAATCGCCCCGGTCTTGTTCGTCAGGGCTTGCGCGCCGGTCAGCGTCACATACGCCGAGAGATTTTGATCGCCGGTATTCGTGCCGGAGAGATTCGCCGCGGTGACGGTGCCGGTGATCGTGACCGCATCGCCCAAACTCACGAGGCCCAGGCCGGTCTTAATCGCGTAGTTGTTCGTGGCCCCCGCGACATCGAAGACGAGCAGGCCGTGCGCGTTCGTCGCCGCTCCGGGGTCCACGGACGTGTACGCGACCAGCGCCGAGACGTCTGTGGCGTGGCCGAGGCCACTCGACCCGGCGAAGACTTCCGCGTCCGCAAAGACGCCACGCACGAATTGCGCGGTGCCGCTCCCTTGATGGAACGCGGCGAAGTAGTTGTAGAGCTGATTGAAATCGTGGGTGTTGCCGTCTTTTGTCACCACCCCGAACTCGGTCCCGCCGAACCGGGCATTACCGTGGCTCGCGGGGTCGGCGAGGGTTTGGCTTTTCAGGGCGGCAACCTGGTCCCCGCCGCTGATCGTGGACTCGATCGTGATGGTCTGGGCGCTTGGAAAGACGCCGATGACGTTGTTGGCGCCACCCGTGAGCAGCGCATCCGGGCCCACAAAGAGCGCCCGGCCCGCCCAGGTCAATCGGGCATCGCCGCCCAACACGCCCGCGTTGTGGAATTGCACCTGGGTCGTGGACCCGCCGGGGGTGATGGCGGTGAGGTACCCGCTGTCATTCGTCCACTGACTGATGGCGCCCGTCTTGTTCGTCAGCGCGGCGGCCCCGGCGGCGGTGAGGTAGCCGACGCCCGCGACCGCGGCCAGCGTCGTGTAACTCGCGTCGTTCGTCCACTGCGAGATCGCCCCGGTCTTGTTCGTGAGGGCCGTCGCACTGGCCGCGGTGACGACGTTCGCACTCAGGCGCGCATCGGCCAGGGTCCCGGAGACCAGCAGACTCGCGTCCGTCGTGGATCCCCCGCCGCCGCCCGCGGTCGTCCATGACGCGCCCGTCGCCGACGCGGTATCCCGCACCAGCATTTCGCCGTTGACGCCGCCGGAGAAGAGCCTCGCGGCGTTCCACGAATTTGGCCCGAGCTTCGTGGCATCGCCACTGTCGGCCAGCGCCGACTGAAACGCCGGTTTAACGAGGACCGGGCCGCTCATTGACTGAACCCGCTCTGGATCCAAGACGGCGCCGTCGGGATCACCGGGATGCTCGCCTGCACCTGGTAGCGCCCGCCGCGCCGGGTCCACCGGAGACTCGGATCAATCGCATCGACTTCCGTGCCGCGTGCGAACTCGTCGCGGTGCATCGTCATCAGGTCATAGCCGTCGATCGTCAATACGCCGCCCTCGAGCAGCGCGTCGATCCGCGCGGCCGCGGCTTTGCTGTCGCCGCCGCTCGTCGAGAGCATCCGGGCCTCGACCAGATACAGGTGGTCTTCGAAGGCGCGCCCGCCGAAGACGCCTTCGTCCTGGGCGAACACCAACGAGACGATGACAAACCGGGTCGCCCCAGGCGGCGCTTCGTCGAAGTAGATCCCGTTCGGACAGAGCGCCAGCAACGTGGCGTCCCCGCCGAGTTTCGCGACCAGCGCGTTGCCGATGGCCGAGGAGTCGACCATTTACGCGTCCCCGCTGACGGACAGCCCGTGCCGCACGAGCAGGTCCTTGAGTTGGGCGTACATGGGACGCCGCGCGCGGATCATCGTGCGCACGAAGGCATGCGTCGGTGGCGTCTTCCCCCACATCGTGCCGGTGCTCTTGCCGCCCGCCCAGTGCCGCGCCTGCGAGCCGTTGTCGAACAGCCACGCGATCGGGTCGGACACCCGCACCCGGTAGCCCACGCCGAACGGGCCGGTGTGGATCTCTTCGACCGACGTCGCGTTCTGCAGATGCCCGGTCACCCGGTGCTGGCCGTAGACGCCTTTGATGGTGGTCGTCGCGGCGTTCGCCGCGGCTTCCGCCACGTGGCCGGCTTCGCCGCGCAGGTCTTCCGGCAGCCGGCGCAGTTCGGCGCGGAGCTCGTCGAGGCCGCTCCAGGTCAGGGCGGCGCTCATGCCACCACCTCCGCGCACACGAGCTCCAGCGACACGTTGCGTTCGCCGGGGTTCGCCACCGCCGTCACCGCCAGCGTGCGGCCGTTGAACAGCACCCGCGTCTTCGTCGTCACGCCGGCGTGATACGGCCCCTTAACGATGTGCGAAGCCGACGAGATGACCGTGCCGGCGGCAATGCGTTCCAGGTCCCGCGCCGACGCGGGCTCGACGCTGACGTAGAGCGTCGCCGGCGTCAGATCCGTCCAGGTCTCGGAGAAGCCGCCGTCGCCGTTGGGCGCGGCGGCGCCGGGGTTCTGCAGCTGCACGAGGTGGCGATGGGCCCCGATACTCATGCCAGGGCCGGATCCCGATACCGGACCAGCAGCCGTTCGACGGCCGCCCAGACGTTGGCGTCGGCGGTCATGTCGTCGCCGCGGTGTTCGTCGTAATGGCCGACGAGCAGCAGCGTCGCGGCTTGCACCGGCTTCGGCACCGTGACGTCGGTCCAGGTGTCGTCCGCGCGGCTCTTCAGATAGTCGATCACGATCGCGCTGGCCTCATCGACCAGGCGTTGAATGTCGGTGTCCCGGTCCGACGTGGTGACGTGTAAATGGGTTTTAGCGACGGCGAGCGTCACGAGGGCCATCAGCGCCGCCCTTCGGTGAGATCGCGTCCTGGGCGCCCTGGAGCGCCTTCCAGGCCGTCTTTCCCGTCACGTCCGCGCTTGACGCACAGTTGCCATGACTTCGACCCATCGCCGGGCTTGGTCGCCGTCGCTTCCTGGCAATGCCACGTCGAGCCGGCCCAGGTAACCGTATCGCCTTGGGTGTAGCTCTTCCCGTCCTGGTAGACGCCGGTGAACCGCTGGAACGGCAACGTGACGGGGAACGACTTGGTGACGCCGTCGCGCGCAAAGCGGAGCGCCAGCGTCCGGTCGCCATCGAAGTCCACGGCCAGGTCATCGAACCCGAGCCCGTCGACACCGTCCTTGCCGTTGAGCCCGTCCTTGCCGGCGGGTCCCGGCACCTGCGCGCGCACTTCTACGACCGCGACCCGTTCGCGCACGGCGCCGACGTCCTTCGTGAGCTCGGCCAGGGTGGTGACGAAAAATTGCGCTTCCGCCTCCTTCATCTCGCCCCGGCGTTCGGCGGCGATGAGGCGTTCGGTCAGCGCGGTGTCGTCGGCGCGCAACGTCGACATCTTGGAATCAATCACGCGCAGGTACTCGCGGAGATCCTTCAATGCCTCCAGCTGTCCCTTGTGTTCGGCGAGCCGCTCGAGGATCGGCACGAGGGCATCCTGGATCGTCTGCACGACGACGTCGGCGAAGGCGTCCACGTCAGGCAGCGGCACGGAGCAGGCCCCTCTCGATGGCTTTGCGGCGGACCGCCATCTTGAAACTGGCCGCCATGTCCACGGGTGTCGTGTCGGCCGGCGGCGGCTCCGGCGCCTGTGGCGGTTCGGGCTTGGCGAACGGATCGTCCTGGTCGCGCGCCGCCAGCGCCTCGAGTGAATAGTTCTGCTGCTGCATGAACGCCGAGTCGCCGCCCTTGATCGGGCCGAGGCCGAGATACTTCTTCCGCGCTTCGTTGGGGGACATGCCGGACCCGCCGATCGAGTCCATCGCCGCCTTCGTGCGCGTCGCGGTGTCCATCCAGAGCAGATCGTCGATGTCGAACTCCGTCCCGTATTGCTTGCCGTCGACCTTCTCGTCGACGCCGAGGCCCCGGTCGAGACACTTCTCGAGCTTGTTCAGGTGCCCCTGAATACAGAACGAGTAATAGGACTGCAGGAGCGGTTCGACGTTGGCGTACGGCGGCGGCGGGCCGACGCCCACCATGTAGGCCGGCACATGGTAGACCGAGCAGATCCGCTCGTCCGCCCACTTCATCTGTTCGATGAGTTGCGAATCCACCGCCGACTGCCGCTGGGGATATTCCAGCTTCATGTTGTCGGCGAGCACCGCCAACTTGCCGTAGTTGTCGCCGCCGTAATTCGTGTCGAAGTTCGCCTTGAGTCGTGCGGCCGTCTCGTCGCTGATGGCGCCCGGCACCAGCAGCACGCCGCCCGGCTGACTGCCATTCGCGAAGAACTTGGTCGAGGTGCGGGCGATCGTGTTCCCCTGATCGGCGGGGGCGCCGCACGCATAAATCGGCGTGACGCCGATGAGCGGATGGAACAGACACACCATCCGGTCGTGAATGATTTCCGACGCGGGGACGAGGACCGTGTCGTCCGTCAGTTCCGAGAGGTCATCGCGCCGCAGCTCGTAATACAGATCGCCGGACGGCGTGACCTTCGGCGTCACCCGCGACGGATCCAGCACATACATGGCGCGCACCACCTGGCGCTGGTCGCGTTGCAACAGCACGTAGGTGTTGCCTTGCGTGAGCTTGGAAATCATCCACTGCTCGACGAACTCGGTGATGTGCTGATACCGGTTCGGTCGGCGCAGCACCGGCGAGAAGGCGGGCGACGTGATCGGGGTCCAGACGTCGTTCTCGTCCTGTTCCACCAAGCGCAGACAGAGCTTCGCGACGTCAATGGCGATGCGCGTCACGACGGCGAACAGGGTCGGGTTCGTGAGCACTTGGTCGGCGCGGATTTCGACGTTCTGCTGCCAAGCGCCCGTAAAACTTTCGCGAATAATGCCCCACGGGAACCACCCGCTCCCACTACTCGACAGCGGCGCGAGCTGCAGAAACTTGGTCTTGGTCCGCGCGATGGTGAATCCGAAAATCTGCACGGCCGTTACTTTTTTGCCGGGGGCGCCGCGGGGGCGTCGGCTTTGCGCACGGCCATGCCCTGCGCGATGACGCTTTCGGCGTCCTGCGCGTCAATCTCGTAGGACGTCCCGGCGGGATACGCCTTCCCGTCGTGCGTGTGCCACTTAAGTGATTCGACCGTCACGGTCTTCGGCTTGTCCATCGTTAGGGCCTCCGCATGACTTTGCGTTTGATCAATTCCTCAGCCGTCTCCGGCGGGAAGTAGCAGGTCTCGCCATTGACGAGCGAGACCACCTCGACATACCCCGCGTAGGCGGGATCCAGATCAGGACGCGGCGACGGCTTCGCGGGTGATCGCTCGGTACGTGTGGTAGCCGACATGGCCGATGTCCTTTGACACATCGTGATCAATTTCAATGGCATGGCCGGCCGCCCGGAGCGACCGACAAAACCACACGTCCTCGCCGACGTCTTCGCCGGTCGCCGGATCGACTTCGTGCCGGAACCACGGGCGCGGCAGGTCCGCCAGAATGTCGGTCCGCATCAGCATCACGGCCAGGCCGACCCAGTCGACGGTCTCCAGGCCGGTGGAGTCGTCGCGGGTCGCGATCCGCTGCCCGTCCCGCACCGCGGTGAAAATCTGCCGCGGATGTTTCATCACGCAGTTGCAGGCCACGATGGGCCGGTTGTGCTTGGCGAGCCGGATGGCGGTGTCGGGCGGAAACGCCATATCGGAATCGAGCCACAGCACATGGCTCGCCTGACGCTCGAGCGCGCCTTCGAGGAAGGCTTCGCGGCCGACGTGCACATACGTCGCGCCGATGTAGCCCAAGGTGAGCGAGCCCCACACCCCCGACCCGGCGGTCGTGGCGCAGAGCTGCGCGAGGTCGACGGCGAAGGAGGCCGGCACCGTCGCCAGTGTCGGCCCCCCAATCACGAGACGCGTCATCTACGTGCCGACATACGCGGCCGCGGTGATGTAGCGGACACCGGCCGTGCGGGCCAGCTTCCAGGTGATCATCCGCTCGGCGCGGAGGCCGACCAGGTTGTTCTGCCAGAGGCTGACCAGCACCGTGGTCGCCGTGCCGGGGGAGTCCGGCGCGCTGTCCATCTGCACGGACGCTTCCCGGCTGACGTCGATCTGGACGCCGCCGTCATCGGCGAAGAGCACCGACGGCGCGTGCAGCAGGATAATCCGGTTGCCGACGTTGTTCGACACGATGACCGGAATGCCGAAGATCGAGCCGCCCGCGATGCTCATCCCGGGGAATTGCGGCTGGCCGAGCGCGTTGACCGACATCGCGATCCCGAAGGCGTTGCTGTCGCTCATCAGCCACACCGAGCCGGCCAGCGGGATGTTCGCGGCCGTGAAGACGGCCACCGAGGCCGCCAGATCGAGCTTCGCCGCGGCGCTGGTGACGCCGCTTGCCGCCGCGGTCGACCCGCCGTTGGTGATGGACGCCGGCGAGACGTTCGCCGAGACCGCGACGGTCGGATCGACGAACTGCTCGTCGAGGAACTTCGCCATCCCGGCGATCATCTCTTCGCGGACCAGCCCTTCCGCCGACGGCGTCGAGAG